GAAGTGATCGGTCTGCCCGAACCAATGAAAGTTCGGTGCATTTCAATCTCACATTGGTGGGAGAGTCCTTTATGGGCTCCAATCCAAAAGCAGGCTTTGGCTTTTCTTTCTAGAAGGCCCGAAGTCTGCAGTGGGAAGGACCTGTCAGAGGAGTATTTTGACGAGTTTGTTCAAACAAAGGACATGCTTGAAAAGGAACTCGGTACACGGTTTGTGTACATCTCTGATGACGGCGACGCCGCCACTGACAGTATATGTCTCAAGCTCTCGAATGAATCGATCCGTGGAATTATCCCGGAAGATTTACTCGAGATCTATGACATATGCTCGGGACTCACAGGTCACTGTGATGCTTTCGCTAAAAGTGGTCGTCGGGTGCAACAGACCAACTCCCAGTTGATGGGTGATCGTCTTTCTTTTGTTAAACTGACTGTGATACATCTTGCTTTCAAGCTTGTGTACATGGAACGTTTAGCTTCTTTTTACTCAAATTCGAGAAAAGAGAAGTGGCGCTTGATGGCGCTCTTTAGAAAGTTGATAAAGATCAATGGTGATGACGGCCTCGTCGGAATCCCAGAGATCTTTAAAAGCGATTACCTATCCTGGATGGATAACTTGTGGAATATAAACAGGGTCAAGACACAAATCTCTGACAACATGTTTACATTGAACTCGAGGATGTTTAGAGCCAATAAAGGTCGCGCACTTGAAGTGCCCTTTTATCGACTTAACCTCTTCGAGAGGATTGATCGTGGAGGTAACTTTTTGATCAACCCACAAGTTTGGAACGAGATTCTCGAGGGAATGAATGGCTCTCACCGGTACATTGCCGAACACGGCAGAATGATCAGTGAGAAAAGAGCCTGGAAACATTTCCACAAGAATTGGTGCGGAACTCTTCATTATTTAACTAAAGAAGAGGGAGGAAACTATTTCTTACCAGAAATAGTCGGCGGGTTAGGTTTAACCGCGCCCAGTTCGCTCCATTTCTGGACGACACCTACTCAAGACAATGCGATAAACATTGTCAAGAGAACTCTCAATAAAGAGTCGGTGCCGCCGAAATTTCGCACGCGAGTCGTTCCTGTTACCAAACCGCTTGGTGGAATTGAACAAAAGATTACAGTTCAATTACCAAGCGGAGTGACAGACTATCCCTCTAGTCGACCTGAATTTTCAGGCACGGCTAGAGTGAAAGCTATCACTACTAATACGAAGCTTTTCACTAGCAAATTGCCAAGGGTGGGCAAGAAGCGAGTGGAGCCTCGTCCTTCACTTAATGAAATTAGTAAGTGGAGTTATGGTAACATCCATTCAGACCAACGTCCAACTTTTGTTTCACGTTGGTGCGAAGCAAGTTTGACAGCCCTAGGGCAGTCACACTAACTGGACCGCCGCATGGTCGATCCGATCCCTCTCATCCCACCTAACAAGAGAGGTCGGCCGTGCGGCAAACACAGGTTATGTTTTCTGTTTTGCGCTTAGGTTATTCTGGCGCAAGATAGGATTCATCAAGTCGAATTCAAAGAAACTAAGTTTTCATAATGCAAAAAAGCAAAACAAGAACTCAGGCCCTTAAACAGGCCGCTGACAAATCCGATCGGGATGAAATAGGCAGAAATATTGAAACCATTCGCCGAGGCAATGGACTTTCAGAAATCTGCAAAGATTATCTCGATCAAGTTGTGGATTGTTCCACGAAGAAACCAGTCGGAGC